GCAGAAGATGGAATCACTCTAGGAATCGGAAAAGATATTTCCGCAAGAATAGACGAAAGAGCTGATAAATCTTATGCCACTCAAGTGTACTACTGCCAAAGCATTGGTGCGACTAGAATGGAAGAAGCTAAAGTTCTTGGTGTAATATGCGTGGAAGCGTAATAATAATAATAGGAGAATATAAATGACAACAAGAAATACAGGTCTAGTAGCTAATTTCGAAGCTATTCCACAAGTTGCAAATAATGCCGCAGAATTAGCTGGTGTTCTTAGAACAGCTAGTGGAACAGTAGAACTTTTAGCTGGAGACAGTACAGATAACGATATTGTTATGCTTGCACCAATTCCTAGTAATGCGTCTATACCACAATTATTTGTGGGTGCAGACGAATTAGGGGGTTCGTGTCAGTACAATGTTGGTCTTTACAAAACAGATGGTACAGTAAAAGATGAAGATGTTTTTGCAGCTGCGGTAGATGTACCTGCGGCTTTAGCAGATCTTCGTTTTCAAACAGCTAATCTAAATACTGGTTCTCAAAAGTTATGGGAACTAGCTGGAGACAGCACAGATCCAGGAGGATATTTCTACGTTGCAGTTACTTTTTCTGCAACTGGCGGTACTGCTGGAACAATGAACTGGAACATACATTACATTGTAGACTAATATAAAAGAATTTTAGGCGGTGGAGACCGAGAGGCGAAGCCGCCTAGAGTGCATGAAACAAATTAAAGATTTAAAACCTGTATTACATTTTAAAAAAAATGATTATGTTTATAGGTATGTGTTAGTAGACCGCTTTAAAAATGATGCTAAGTATCATTATGGTTTTGACACAAAAGAAGAACGAACAGAACAAGAAATATTTGCTTTATTAAAAGATAGACAAATACGAAGAAAATATATTATAAAGGATTAATATGGCATCAGTAGTTGGAATTTGTAATGGAGCATTAAATCAATTAGGTGGAACAACAATCCTTTCCCTAACAGAAGATTCAAAAAACGCAAGGCTTTGCAACTCAAGATACACACAAGTTAGAGATGCTTTATTCAGAACACACCCCTGGAATTGTTTACAAAAAAGAATTGCTGTCGCAGCAGATGTTGCTACTCCTGCTTGGGGTTTTTCTTACCAATATACTTTACCTGCTGATTGTTTAAGACTACTTAGAATATTAGATTACGATTCAAATTATAAAGTTGAAGGCAGAAAAGTATTAAGCAACGCATCAAGTATGAAAATTTTATACGTTGCACGAATTACAGATCCTAATGAATATGACGAATTATTAAGAGAAACATTATCCTCATCACTTGCTGCCGATATTGCTTTTTCAATTACATCCAACAATAATACAACTCAAAATATGTGGGAATTATTTAAAGAAAAATTAAGAGATGCTAGATTTGTGGATTCAACTGAAGGACAAAATATAGATCAAGACCTCGGCATGACAGATGTTATTGATGCTGGTACTTTTATAAACTCAAGGTTTTAATCTATGGCTAGAGTTGCAGTTCAACTAACGAACTTTACGGGTGGTGAATTATCTCCACGATTAGATGGGAGAACTGATCTTACCAAATATACATCAGGCTGTTCAACTTTAGAAAATTTAGTTGTTTATCCTCATGGTGCTGCCGCAAGGAGACCAGGCTCAACTTTTGTTGCCGAAGTTGCAGACAGCGATAATAAAACAAGATTAATTCCTTTTGAATTTTCAACAACACAAACTTATATGTTGGAGTTCTCAAATTTAAAAATAAGATTCTATAAAGATAATGGTTCAATTTTAGAAGGCGATAAAACAATAACAGCAATTACTCAAGCTAATCCTGCTGTCGTTACATCTACTTCACATGGTTACTCCAATGGAGATGAAGTTGTTATTACTGCTGTGGTAGGAATGACACAGGTTAATGGTAAAAGATTTTTAGTTGCAGGTAAAACAACAAACACTTTTCAATTAACAGATAAAGATGGAACAAATGTAAACAGCACAGGGTATACTGCTTATGGTTCTGCTGGAATTTCTAATAAAGTTTATGAAATTACCACTCCTTATACAACAGCTCAACTGTTTGATATTAAGTTTGCACAATCTGCTGATGTTATGTACATCACGCATCCTTCTCACGAAGTAGAAAAACTATCTCGGACAGCTCATACTACTTGGACATTAACTGATGTTGATTTTACCAATGGACCATTCATGGATGTTAATACAACAGCAACCACTTTAACACCAGCTTCTGCTGGAGTAGGAACAGGCGTTAATATTACTGCATCCGCAATTACAGGAATTAATGGTGGTGCAGGTTGGAAAACAACTGATGTGGGTAGACAAATTTATTTTAATGCTGGTTATGCAACAATCACAGCAAGAACAAATACTACAGTTGTGGTGGTTACTATTACTACAGCATTTACTAACACTAATGCTATTACTGCTTGGCAACTAGGATCATTTTCAGATACCACAGGTCATCCTTCTTGCGTTACCTTTTTTGAACAGCGATTAGTTTTTGCTGGAACAACAGATCAACCTCAAACCATATTCTTTTCTAAATCAGGTGATTATGAAAACATGGATGAAAATATTGGCGGAACAATAGCTGATGATGATGCTATCGTTTATACGATTGCTTCTAACCAAGTTAATGCTATTCGTTTTATGACAGCAACAAGAACTTTAATTATTGGTACAGCAGGGGGTGAGTTTACTGTATCAGGCGGTGGTACAGATAGTGCAGTTACTCCAACAAATATTTTAATTAAGAAACAATCTAATCATGGTTCTGCAAATGTAGATGCAATAGCTGTAGGCAATGCAACATTATTTTTACAACGTGCTAAAAGAAAAATAAGAGAACTAGCTTATAACTTTGATGTAGATGGTTACACAGCACCTGATATGACTATCCTTGCCGAGCATATTACTGAAGGTGGATTAACACAAATTGCTTATCAACAAGAACCTAATCAAATTATTTATGGAGTTAGAAGTGATGGTGAATTAATAGGATTAACTTATCAAAGAGAACAATTAGTAACCGCTTGGCATAGACATGTTTTTGGTGGAAGATTTGGTATAGCAACACTTACAGTTTCAGATTATGCAAATATTGCAACTGGTACTAAATTAACTTTAACAAAATCAGATGGTACAACTGTTAATTTTACATCAACAACAGGTACTGCTGGAACAGATGAATTTAAAACTGAAACAAACAATGATGCTACAGCTACTAATTTAAAAACTGCCATTAATACTCATGCTGATTTTACTGCTACAGTAGCAAGTGCAGTTGTAACAATTACCGAAACATCACCTGGTGCAACAGGATATTTAACAATTAAAAGTTTTGATTCAACACGATTAACAGCAGTAAGTGAAAGTAAAGCAGCTATTGAAAGTGTTTCAGTTATACCAACTGATGATACTGAATATCAAGTTTGGGTTATTATTAAAAGAACTGTCAATTCAATTACTAGAAGATATGTAGAATATCTAAATGTATTTGATTTTGACCAAACAGATAACACAACATTTAATTTTTTAGATAGTGCGTTAAGTTATAGTGGTGTAGCAGTTTCAACTATTTCAGGTTTAGATCACCTTGAAGGACAAGTTGTAGGAATATTAGCTGATGGTGCAACGCACCCCAATAAAACTGTAGCTTCAGGATCTATTACTTTAGATCGTTCATCTAAAAATGTTAAGGTTGGATTAAATTATACTTCTTTATTACAAACGATGAGACTAGATGCGGGATCTCAAGATGGCACATCTCAAGGTAAGACTAAAAGAATTTACGATATTACAGTTAGAATGTATGAAACAATAGGTGTAGAGGTTGGACCTAATTTAAATGACATGGAAAGAATACCTTTCAGAAGTTCCTCTGATCTTATGGATGAGGGTATTCCCCCATTCTCAGGAGACAAACAAGTTGAATTTAGAGGTAACTATGAAACAGATGGGTTTATCTATGTAAGACAAACTCAACCTTTACCTTTTACTATTTTATCGTTATACCCAAGGTTAGCTACCAATGACGGATAATAAACTACATATAGTTCCTTATACTGCTGAACATGGAAGATTTATCTTATCGTGTCAAATGAATCATAAGTTAATGGATAAAGACGCAGAGTTTGAAGGAGATGCTAAAAATTTAATACAAGATCATTTAGCTTTTACAGGTACTGTTAATGACAAGCCTATCTTTGCTGCGGGTATGAAAATAGTTTGGGGACAAGTTGCAGAGGGTTGGGTTATTGCTACGCAAGATGTTTGGAAACATCCACTCGCTGTAGCACGAGCCATTAAAAAAGATTTTAAAAAGGTGGCTAAAGAAAATAATATTAAAAGAGTTCAAACTGCTGTAAGAGTAGATTTTGATAAAGGTTTAAGATTTGCAAAGTGGTTAGGATTAGAGGAAGAGGGTTTAATGAAACACTATGGTTTTGATGGTTCAGACCAATACAGATATGCGAGGATTTTCTAATGAGTTGGCAAATGGCAGTAGTGGGTGCATTAGGTGCAGCACAGATACAACAACAAGGAGCTATTGGTAAATATAATCAATCTGTTGCTAATCGTAATGCTTTAGTTAAAGAACAAGAAGGTAAAATATTAGATGATAAATTAAATTTAGAACTTTCTCAATTTGATAAAAAATTTAAACAACTACAAGGAAGTCAAGTAGTTCAAACTTTAAAATCTGGAGCAGAATTTTCTGGAACAGCTAGAAATATACAATTATCAAATTTATATGAAGCAGAAGTAGAAAAAAATATTGCTAGATATAATACTGAAATAGGTAAAGCTAGAAAATTTGAAGAAGCTAATTTTGCTAGAATATCTGGTGAAGTTGCTAAACAACAAGCAAGACTTGCACAACTTGGAACATTAGCTCAAGTAGGAACAAGTTTATTAAGAATGAAAGATGTTACTTCATAATGAGAGATTATAAATCAGAATATAATAATTACCACTCTAAACCAAAACAAAAAAAGAATAGAGCTGGAAGAAATGGAGCAAGAAGAATTATGAAAAAAAAATATGGCTCTAGTATATTAGCTAGAGATGTAGATCACAAAGATAGAAATCCTAGAAATAACAGTATAGGTAATTTAAGATTACAATCCAAATCTTCAAATAGATCAAGGAATCAATAATGCCAAAAATACCTACATTTACAGCTAAAGGAACAATAACTAGTCAAGGACCAAGTGTTACTACTGATTTACAAATACCCCTAACACAAACTGTTGGTGCTGCCTTAGAGCCTATTTCAAAATATGTTGAGCAAGAATATATAAAAGAAAAAAAATTAGAAGAAAATAATAAAGTAGATAAATTAATATCTAATTCATATAAAGATAATCAAAATGGTCCAGTTGGATTTTTAACTTTATCAAGTGAAACTGGAAAAAATCCCAATCCATCTGATGCTTCTAATATCTATGATCAAGGTGTAGATAAATTATATAATTTTATATCTTCTAGTGAAGGACAAAATTTATCTCGTTTTGGTAAACAAATTTTTAAATCTAAATTTTATGGTTCAGCTGCACAATTAAAAGCAAATGCTTTACTACAATCAAGGAAAGAACAATTTAAAGAATCTTCTGATGTTGATAGCGATTTAATAACACAAAAAACTATTGCTCTTTCTTCACTTCCTGATGGTTCAGGATTAGATCAAATCTATAATGAAATAGATATAAGATTAGATTCTAACCCATATTACAATGAACAACCGCAACTTAAAAATGATGTTAAGAAAAAATATCAACAATTTTCCGCATCTGCTGTTGCAAATAAAATGTTATTAACTCAACCAGATCTTTTAAAAAAACAATTACAAGAAGGTAAATATAATATTTTAGAATCAAAAGATATAATTGAACTTTCTACTAAAGCAGATGAAGTAATCAAAGGACAGAAGTTTGATTTTCTCCTTTCTGATTTAAAAATATTAGATGGTAAAATTGGATTAGATATTATTAATGATTTTAAAGGTGTTAAAGAAGGAACTTTTAATGGTGATGTAAATAAAATTAGATTATTTGAATCTTTAAATCCTTTAGAAAAAAAAGAATTAATTAAATTAGCTGAAACTCAAAGATCAAAATCTAATGCTGAAATTAATAATATTAATACTGGTATTAGAAATCAATTAAGAGATGAAGCTATACAAAATTCTGTAAGAGTTTATGATAGTTATAGAACAAAAGGTATATTTAATTCCGCAGAAATTAATCAAGTGTTTGGTGATTATGATGATGATATTAACACTTCTACTAAACAACAATTTATAGAGTTATCAACAAAACAGGGAAACAATGAATTAAAAAAAATAAGCAATTATTATCAAAATGATGAAATTACTTTTAGAATTTTAAATAAAGAAATTCAAGACATATCAACACCTTTTATACTACAAGGTGAAAACAAACCTTTAAGTATTTTACAAAGAGCAGGAGATGGAATTAATCCTGATGTAGATTTAAAATTTTATATAGATTATTTATTACCAAATATTACAGATCCTACTTTTGTAGATGATAATAAAGAATTTTTTAAATTTATAAAAAAATACCAACCTCTAATAGAAGGACCAACTTATTCTAAATATGTAGATAAAAATTTAGATAATCGTTTAAATCAATTTAAAAATGATATGTTTAAAAAATTTATTGAAAGAAGAAGATTAGCAGAACCAACAAAAGATTTATTAAGTAAAGATAGTAAAAAATTTATTGGTCATGATGTTTCTAGTTATCTTCCAACACAAGGAGATATAGAAAAAGGTATTCTTGAAAATTTTGAAACAGAGGGTAAAAAAAAATATCCTCCAAAACTCCCCAATGAAACTAAAGATGAATATTTAAAAAGAATAGGTTTATAATGGCTGAAAATCTAGGTTTAAAACAAATTCAAGCATTACAAGATGCTGGGTTTTCTGAAAATGTTATACAAAATCATGCACAAGAAAAATCTGATGCTTTATTGCAAGGAGGCTTTAAACAAGAAGAAATTAATAATTATTTTGGCTACAAAGAACCAAACACAAAAAAAATAGAACAATTTTGGACAGATGGTATTCATGATATTATCTCTCCAAAAGATTTACAATTATTTAATGACAACAACACTAATGATATTGAGGCTGAAAAAATAGACAAAAAATTAACAGAACGATTATGGGGTAAAGATTTTAATCTTGGTCCTTTAGTAAAAAAAAAATTAGGAGATTCAACTGTTAATACTATGCTTAATGTTCATGCTGGTCGTGGTATGGAAATGAATTTACCTGAGCCAGATGATATTGGTTTTATTGAAAAACTAATTGGTGAAGGAGTTGGTATGGCTGCTGAACTTCCTATTTATGCTGGAGGTTATGCTTATGGTATGTATAAAACAAAAAATCCATATGCTTCATTATTTGTTGCAGGTCTTTCAGGTGGAACAATAAGAGAAATGTATTCTGATATGAGACTAAATGGAGAAGTAGAAAATTTTTCAGAATTTTGGAATTTATTTTTAAATAAAGGTTTAAGTGCTGGTGTTAAAGAAGGTATACAACTTTACGCAGGTGGAGTTTCTACTAAATTTTTAGGACCATTAAAAAATAGTGTTTTAGCCAATACATTAGCTTTTAATACTGCACTCAGTACAGCAAGTGTTATTTTGGGTGATGAAGTTCCTGATGCAGAAAATTTTTTAATTCAAAATATATTATCATTACCATTAGGTTACACTTTTGCAAAACAAAACATTAAAGATACAGTTAATAAAACTGGCAAACATCAATCTGAAATATATGAAAATATGATTAAAGATAGAACTATAGCTGAAGATGCTGCAAGTATAAACATGAAACCATTTAGAGCTTACAAAGATATTACAAAACAAGAAATAAAACCAACAAAAGAAATTATTATTGATACAAAAAAACCTTTAGATAAAGATGCTTTAAAAATAGAAGAAACTATTGAAAGAAAACCAATCAAACAATCTATAGATTATAAAAAATTAAAAAATGATTTTCTTTATTATGGAATTGATACATCTAATGTTTTTAAACAATTAACTGAAAAAGCAAAAAAACTTAATTTTAATTTTGATAAAGTAGTTGATCCTTATGAGGGATTAATTATTCAACCTGGTTTAAAGGGTGTGGCGGAATATAATCTGTATAGTGGTACATTAGATAGTTTTGTAAATAGTTATAAAAAAATTGGACCATCATTAAAAGAAAGAGTTGGAAAAACTAAGGATGGTAAAAATATGGATCAATATTTGAATAGTATTGATCAAGCTCTTAAAGCCGCAAGAACAATAGAACTTACTAAAAAAAATATTGAATCTGGTGTTCCTTTACAAGCATCTAAAAATTTTATTAAAAAATTTCCAGAATTAATAAAAAGACAAAAAGATATTGTTGATTATGGAAAAACACAATTAAAAAATTTTAAAGATGAGGGTATGCTTACAGAGGAAGGATACAAAGCAATGACGGAAGCAAATAAAGATCATGTTACATTTGCCAGAGTTATTGAAGATGTTAAAGGTTCAAAACAATATGGTGAAGGAATAGTTAATCCTTTAAGAAGGATGGTAGGTAGTAAGCTTAAAACATACTCTCCTTTAGCAACCGTTGTTAATAATACTTATTTATTAAGAGCTATATCAGAAAGAAATATGGCTCATAGGAATATTATAGATCTTATTTTAAAAATACAAAAAATAGAACCTGGATCATTTCCAGAGGTATATGAAGTCCCAGCAAGAACAAAAATTACAAGAGTGACAAGACAAGAGTTAGAAAAAGCTGGAATAATAGAAAAGGGTCAAAAACTTCCAGATGATGTTGCTGACGCATTTTCTGTATTTAGAAAAGAACAAGGTGCATTAAAATCTACTGAAGAACAAATATTTAGAAAGGGTGTTAGAAAAGTTTACGAAGTAGGTCCTGACTTTGCAAGAGGATTTAAAGGTATAGAAAAAACTGTTTGGGATGATATGACAAAAGTTATTGGTCTTCCTACTAGATTATTAAGATCAGGAGCCACACAGTTAAATCCAGAATTTATGTATAACAATTTACCAAGAGATGCTTTTACATCTGCTGTTCTTTCTAAAACATGGCATCCACCATTTTATGGTATGATTAATGGTGTTGCTATGTATGTTAAACCAATAAGAGGAAAATTGGGTTATCATCCAATTTTTGAAAAATATACAGTATCTGGAGCTTATAGAGATTTTATAGGTTATGCAGAAAGAAATTATTTTCAATCTGGTTATAAAGAAATATTTACAGGATTAAAACCAATAAATGTAATTACAAAACCTATTGAAATGATAAGAGTTGTTGCTGAAGCAAGTGAAACAGTCGGAAGAATGGGAACTTTTAAATTAGCGTATGAAAGATATATAAAAAAAGGATTACCAGAAAAAGAAGCTATAAGAAAAGCGGGATTTGATGCTAAAATAAATCCAGTTGATTACGGAAGAGCAGGAATGGCTTCAAGACAAGCTAATTTAGTATCAGCTTTTTTTACTGCAAGAATAGGATCTTTAACCTCTCTTGTAGAAGCATTTAAACAAAGACCAATTAAAACAACAGCAAAAGCTCTTGCTTATATTACAACAATAAGTATATATAATTGGTTTCAAAATCACGATGATCCAGATTATGCAAGGCTCCCTCAATGGAGAAAAGATTTGTTTTGGAATTTTAAAGTAACCAATCCTACAATAGTAAATGCTTTAGGTTTCGAAAAAGGATATTTTTATTTTCCTTTAAGCAAACCATTTGAACCAGGTCTGATATTTGGAACTGGTGCTGAAAGATTATTAGATTATTATTATGATAATGATCCAGATGCTATTAACGAATTCAAAAATAGATTTATAAAAGATACTGTAATGGGTTTAGTTCCTATTCCAGATGTAGGAAAACCTTTTTTTGAATCATGGAGTAATAGAAGTTTATTTACTGGACAACCAATAATACCTAATTCAATAAAAAATTTACCATCAGAATATCAAGTAACAAATTATACATCAGAAACATCAAAGCTAATAGGTAATTTGATTAGAAAAATTAGTGGAGATGATTTTTCTTCTATATCAAGTCCAGTTCAAATTGATAATGCAATTAGAAGTTGGATTGGTCCATTAGGTAGAGTTATAACACAAAGTATTGATAAGATTCTTTTAGAAGGTGGACTTATAGAAGATCCAATATTACCAGATAAAAGATTAACAGAGCAACCTTTTTTCAAAGTATTGGCAGCAAGAGATCCTGATAGAAATGCTGCACCTATACAAGAATTTTATGATAAATATAATAAAGTTAGAAGTAGACAATCTGCTATTAAAAAATTTCAAGATTCTGGTCAATATGATTTAGCTGAAAAAGAAACAAAAAAATTACCACCTAATTATATAGACCTAGAAATGACTTATAATGCTATAAGAATAAAAGAAGATAATATTAGAAAAATTTTTAATGCAAAAAAAGGATATTCTGGAGAAGAAAAAGCATTTTTTATTAGAAAATTTACAGATCAAATGATAGATGAAGCAATAAGAGGTTTAAAAAGATTTGAAGAAATTAGATAGACATTTAACTAATAATTTAATATAGAGTAATAAGTATGACAATATCTTCAACAGTAGTAAGACAATTAACATCAGGTGATGGTAGCACAACTAATTTCACCTATCCGTTCAAGATATTTGCAGATTCAGATTTATCAGTTATTATAAGATCCTCAACAGGAACTGAAACAACTAAGACTATTACAACCCACTACACAGTTGCAGGAGCAGGTGATGCTAGTGGTGGCTCAATAACTTTCACATCAGGAAATATCCCAACAGCTACAGAAACTGTAGTGATGATTAGAGAAGTCCCGCAAACACAAGCAATAGATTATATTGCTAATGATCCATTCCCTGCGGAGAGCCATGAAGAGGGTTTGGATCGTGCAGCCATGACTACACAACAAATGCAAGAAGCGTTGGATAGATCATTTAAAGTATCTACTACCAACTCAATTACAACACCAGAATTTACAGATAGTGCAGCAACGAGAGCTTCTAAAACTTTAGGCTTTGATAGCACAGGTCAAGTCTTAACTACGATTGCAGACTTTCTACCCTCAGGTGGAGATAGTGCAATGTTTCAATATTCAACAACAACAGCTGATGCAGATCCAGGAGCAGGATTTTTTAGATTAAATAACACTACGATTGCTAGTGCAACAATAGGTTATTTTGATGACTTAGAATATAATGGTACAGACATTTCAGCATGGGTACAATCATGGGATGATGTAACAGGCAACGATACCAATAGAGGAAGAATAAGAATTACCAAAGCACAATCATTAGATACTTGGATGGTATTTAAAGTAACAGGTGCAGTTACAGATGCCACAGGATATACAAAAGTTACTTTAGTTGCTATTGATTCTGCTGGAACATTTGTTTTAAATGATAAATGTTGGGTAGCATTTTCAGCTAGTGGAGAAGATGGTGCAATACCAGGTTACCTGTATAAATTTGATACAGGAACTTCAGATGCCGATCCTGGTGCTGGAGAAATAGCATTTAATCATGCAACGTATGCTTCAGCTACAAGAATATACATTGATGATGCTGATGCTAATGGTGTAACCACTCAAGCAGATACTGCAACTTGGGGTGCAAGTACATCTACGATTAAAGGATCATTACACATTGTTGATATTAACGACAGTACGACTTACGCAAGATTTAAAATTACAGCAGCTGTTACAGATGCTTCAGGTTATAATACAATTACAGTTGTTCATCTCGCTTCCAATAATACTTTTAGTGCTGCTGATGAATTATCAGTAACTTTTATTAGAGCTGGAGATAAAGGAACAACAGGAGATACAGGTTCTACAGGAAGTACAGGATCAACAGGTTCTACAGGAGCTGCTGGTACTAACTCTCAACTTTCTATGACTTGGAGTTCGGCAACAACTGACGCTGACCCAGGTGCAGGTAAAATTGCTTGGAATCATGGCACAATAGCAAGTGCAACTATTTTATATGTAGATGACGCAGACGATGCTTCAGCTGATATTACTTCTTATGTTCAATCTTGGGATGATGTATCTAATGCAGTTGCAAGAGGAATTGTAACTATAACAAAAGAAGGAACAGCATCTACTTATGCTACCTTTAAAGTTTCAGGAGCTGTAACGGATGCTTCTGGATATACTAAAGTTCCAGTAACTCATGTAGTTTCAAGTGGTACATTTTCAAATACAGATGGTGTTGGAGTTCATTTTGAATACTCTGGTGCTGATGGTACTGGAGATATTGCTGGAGTTACTGCTGGTACAAATTTATCAGGTGGTGGAACATCAGGAACAGTTACAGTTACTTTAGCAGATGCTTCAACATCCGTTAAAGGAGCTGCTTCATTTAGTTCAGATAATTTTGCTGCTAGCTCTGGTGCAATAACAGTTAAAGATTTAGGAATAGCAACAGCGGAAATTCAAGATAACTCAATTACTTTAGCAAAAATGGCTGGTGGTACTGATGGTAATTTAATCACATATGACGCATCAGGTAATCCTGCCGCAGTTGCTACAGGTGACGATGGACAAGTATTAACTTCTGCTGGAGTAGGTGCAGCACCAGTTTTTGAAGCATTACCAGCAGGAGGTGGAAAAATATTACAAGCTGTTGGTGCATCTGATACAACAGTTAGAACGTATGGAACAGCTAGTTTTTCAAAAGCAAGTAATACTTTAGATTGTGCAATCACTCCATCATCATCATCAAGTAAAATATTTGTTTCATGCGGTGTTGGTGTTTATTCTAATGGAGATTTTTCAGTTTCTATTTTTAGAGATAGTACAAATTTAGGAGAGGCACAAGATGGTTGTGCAAGAATAATAGGTAAATCTCAATTTGGTGGTGGTTTGTTAGATTCTCCAAGCACAACTTCAGCAGTAACTTATTCGTTTCAAGTCAATGCAATTGATGGAACAACGATAAGTATAAATTATGAAGGAGCTACAGGACACATGGTAGTTATGGAGGTAGGTCCATAATGAAAAATTACGGATATAAAACAATATTTTTATTAGATGCTGTAAAAGCAATTAAATCAGATTCCAATGCTCAAATTAGTGGAGAAGATTTATCTACTATTGTTTGGCTTGATGATAATCCAACCAATATTACTAATGATGCAATACAAACAAAATACAATGAATTAATTGCTGCTGAAGATGCAAAGGTTGCTGCAAAAAGTGATAACAAAGCATCTGGCAAAGCGAAGTTAAAAGCTGGTGAAGCTCTAACTGATGCTGAAATATCAGCATTATTTGAGAATTAAAACTTTATAATGTTTTTTAAAGTTGTAGAAAACTTTTTACCAAAACAGGTTTTTGATAGATTGTTAATGATTGTTGAAAGTGAAGAATTAAATTGGCATTGGTCTGCCTCAACACATTACGATAAAAATAAAAAAGAGTTAGATAGTAATTTTATGTTAAGTAAAATGATATTTAACCACAAACAATCAACAAATGGTTATTACGAAGATAAAAAATATTTACAACTATTTTGTTTAATTGCTGATTATCAACAATCTATAAAAAAAGCTAATAATTTAATCAGAATGAAATTAAATCTTTATCCTAATCAAGGAAAAAATGTAAAGCACGCAAAGCACGTTGATATGATGTTAGACAAAAAGATTGATAATAGAGTTATGACTTCTATTTTTAACTTTCATACCTGTAATGGCTCAACAGTTATTGAATTAGATGATAAAATAGAAGAAGTTAAATCTAAAGCTAATCAATTAATTATGTTTGATAATACGTGGCATTATGGTATTACTCAATCAGACACACCAAGAAGAATTGTATTAAATATTAATGTTTTAAAATGAAATTAGAATTATTTTCAGTACCTGTTTTTATAGGTAATGTAGATTTAAAAAAAATTAAGTTAGATGCAGAAATGGGAGAAGCTTTTCTTTCAAAAACTCCTAGTTCTTTTTACAATAAAAATATATTAGACCCTGAAAGTGGTAAATATCTTATATCGGTTATTGCTGAGTTATTAAAAGAAAAATACCAATATTTTACAGTTAATTTAAACGGAGTATGGAGAAATAAATATTTGAATAATGATTTTCAAGAGCCACACATTCATGTAGGTTCTCAGTTTTCTTTTATTCTTTATGAAGAGGTTAATACTCCGCACACTATTTTTTACAATCCAGCTAAATATTTAATATCAGCAACACTAGGTCCTAGCGATGCTTATGTTTTACAGCAATTTAAACCGCAGGTAACAAAGGGTCAAATTATAGTTTTTCCATCTTATGTTGAACACATGGTTAATAAAAATTCGGATCAGGTAACTATATCAGGAAATTTAGATTTTAAATTTATTAACAAATTAACGAAAGAAAAAGAATAATAAATTATTAATATGTCACTTGAAAAAGTTATTCGTTACATTAATAGTAAAGTTGAAGGACACGATGTTACTGTAGGACAGATGTACGGCACTGAAAATTTTTGTCATCTTCTTTATTCTTTAGTTAAAATGGAACAACCTGATACTATAATAGAACTTGGTGTAGGAGCAGGAGCTACTACTTGTATGATGGCACAGGCAGTAAAAGAGAATAATAAAGGATTTGTATTTGCAATAGACAATGGCGATCAATGGAAAGAAATGAAAATTCCATTACAGAAAATTTTAGGAGAATCTTTAGCTGATGAATCTTATGAAAACTTTTTACATAAACTTTTAGAAAAACTAGAGTTAGAAAAGTATGTTGATTTTAAAAATATTACTTTAACTAATAAACAATTTTTTGATCCAAAAAAACCAGTAGACCTTTTATTTTTTGATGCTCACGATAGTGGTCCATTAGGCTGTATAAGTTTATTGCATTATTATCTACCTAAAATGAATAAGTATTCTTCTATTTTTATTGATAGAGCCTCTACTATTCATCATGCTTATTTAGTGCTTGAACAAATAATAAAACACTTTCAAAATAAAGAAATACCAGAATGTTTACTTTCTGAACTTGATGATAAACAGATAAAAAATTTACGACATATAGTTTCTACTTCAAAATTTACATTAATACATTTAACAGAAACAGGAAAAGCTAAAATAAATAAGACACAAAATAGTACAGCATGGATAAAGATTGAACCTATTGATTTATATCATCATAATCATGTTGAAACTTTTGTTTAATATATTTATAAGAAAGAGATAAAGGAGATAATTATGATGTGTTGGTTTTGTAAATTGTTAAATAAAATTAAAAAGTTTATTGCTAAACAATTTAATGCGTAAAAGAAAAACTGCAAATGTAGGTTTAGTTAATGAACTTGCTGCACAGCTTGATTTTGCAAAAGACGTAAATATTGTAGTCTTTACACCTTTAGGTGGTTTAGGACCTGTGGATATTGTGACTTTAAATTTAACTACAGGTGAGTATAGTGCTTATGATGTTAAAAGTAAAAATTATAGAAAATCAAACTATAGAGATAAAGATGGTTATAAAAGAAAAAGTATTGGATCTTTTATTTCAAGAGGAAGAACTAAAGAGCAAAGAAAATTAAAGGTAAAAATTATTTATGCAACTATCTAAACATTTTAAATTAGAAGAATTTACACGTAGTCAAATTGCGGCAAGAAATGGATTAAGTAATACTCCAGGATCAGGTGAGGTTAAGAACCTAGAAAACATTTGCTATGAAATACTAGAGCCTGTGAGAGCTAAGTTTGCAAAACCTATTATGATTAATAGTGGTTATAGATCCTTAGAGGTTAATCGTAAACTAGGATCAAGTGATTCGTCACAGCACACCAAAGGTCAAGCAGTTGACTTTGAAATAGCAGGTATTCACAATCTTAAAGTTGCACATTGGATTAAAGATAACTGTGATTACGATCAATTAATCCTTGAGTTTTATAAACCAACAGAAAAAAATGCGGGGTGGATTCACGTGAGCTATAATGAAAAAGGAAACAATAGAAAAAAAGTTTTAACCTTCGATGGTAAGTCTTATGAAAATGGATTACCTGAGATGAATTACAAATATGATAAGATGGGAAATGAGGTGATAGTATAATGTGGTTAGGTGCGATTAAACTTGCAGTTCAAGCTGGAAGTCATATATATAAAAAAAAGCAACAAACAAAAATGTTAATGGCTGATGCACAAATGCGTCATGCACAGAAGATGAGTAGTGGTGAACTTGAATATAAAGCAAAGATTATTGAAAGCAATGATAATGGTTGGAAAGATGAGTTTGTTCTCATTCTTATATCCATTCCTATGTTGCTATTGGCTTATTCTGTTTTCTCTGACGATCCTGATATTCGTGCTAAATTAGATTTATTTTTTGAGTATTTCCAAAACCTTCCTTATTGGTATCAAGCCATATTTATAGGGGTTATATCTGCTATCTATGGTCTTAAAGGTGCAGACATTATGAGAAAAAAATAATGAAAGTATCAGATAAAACATCAGTAAGTATGCCAATCAAAAATATGATTGGTATTATTGCTGCGGTTTCTATGGGTATCTTTGCATACACAGAACTAACCAGTAGGCTTACTTCACTTGAGACATCAAGAGAATTATTCCAAGCTGATTTACTTAAAAAATCTGAGCAATTGCCTGTGGACCAGGAACAATTTATGTTGGTGGAAGATTTATATAAGACAGTAGAGAAGTTAGAAAAAACCCAAGAACAAAACATGACCAACAAAGTTAATATAGAATTTTTAAATAAACAATTAGAAAAAGCTTTAGGAGATATAGAAAAATTAAAAGATAAAGTAAGAAAAAATGGAGGAACACATTAATGACTGAAGTAGTAGTGGCTTTATTAATGTTTCTGAATGGAAACATGATTGAGTTTACTTATAAAGATACAATGTCAGCTTGTTTAAAAAGTAAGCGTATTGCTATGAGAGAAATAAATCCTGATACTGTTCTTATGTCTTGTAAAAAAATAAAAGCTGAGACAGAGATATATCAGGGTAGAAAAAAAATACTTAAAGTTTTAGAAGTAAAATAATTATGGCTAAGTGTAAAGATTGTTTTTGTGATTGTCATTGTAGTGTTAAAGGACACTCCGATGCCACAGGTGTATGTCCTTGCGAGAAATGTAATTGTAATCCTCAAGGTGCTAAAGTAAATGATGATGAGTGTCTCTCATGTCAGTAGATAAAACAAAATGACTTTAGCAAAATTTGATCCAAGACATATAGATCATTATAATGAACCAAGATTTCTAGTTCACTTTCAATGGGGTACTAATGAAAAAGTTTATCGTTATGCTTTAGTTGAAACGATTAATACAAATGAAATTGACCACACCACTAAACAAAAACAAGATGAATTAGGTTTGTCTCAAAAAGAAATTTGGGAGAAAAAATATAAATGAAAAACATAATGACATCCTTTGCTCAACAATATAAGAAGAAAGTAAGTTTATTATCGCAGCAAACAGGTAAATATGGCAAAAAAGTTCGATCCAAGCAAACAAAAGCACGAAAGAATAGCAAAAAGTACTAGCATAGGAAGGAGACCTAAGATGTCATCCATGAATAAAGGCAAAAAAAGTTCTTTCAAAAAATACATAGGTCAAGGTAGATGATGCCAAAATTATTAGTTATATTTTTATTACAAGGTCCAGCCGAATTTGAAGTGGCTAGTAATCTCAATCTTGTATATATGAACTTTCCTAAAGGCATAGAAAATTGTGCTACTTTAATAGATCAAGTAAGAGAAGAAATCGCTACCTTTGATGATGAAAATAATCAATGGGTTTTAAAAACCAAAGGCATACATAGTGGTCAATTCGTTGGGGGTATGTGTAAATGAACATAGCGGAACTTTTTAAAAAGAACTTTATCTTTATTCCTATTATTATTTCAATAGTCGTTGGGGGTTTTACTTCTATTAAATATGTTTTAAGTTTAACAACAACTATTAATGATAACCAACAAACTATCATTAATATGGAAAGAGATGTAGGTGTTCTTCAAGATAGTTTATCAGAAGCTAAAAGTAGACTTGCATCAGCAGAAGCCACATGGAATATGGCAGAGAATTTATATAATGTTTTAGCTAATGAAGTTAGGGAACATGGCTATGATATTAAGGATCTCAATAGAGATATGAATAATTAAGGATTTATGGATGGAGATTCTCAGGATGGACTACAGATTTACAGCAGCAATAATTATAGCTATGTGTTTAATGGTTTTGTTTATGGAACCTGCTTATCCTAAAAATGAATACTTAGATTTAAGAACTGATAATCATTGTAATAATGGTTACTTCGAAGCTAGTATAGAACAAGATGATGACCAGTACAGCAGAGACCATTACAGTAACTCTAGCAATTATACAGACACAGAAGATGACAGGCGAATTACGTTTAGTTATAGACGTTATCTAGGTTCATCTTGTACTAAAGAAAATACCGAACTCCAACAAGAAATAACAGAATTAAGAATGTTAATGGAGTTAATGAAGAAATGTGAAAAGGTTAATCGTAATCCAGGTTATGCTAGAAATCCATCATTTGCTTTATTATATAATAAGTGTGCTGGTATTTTACCTATAACTAAACAAGTAGAAGATGAGGATTACAGACCTGAAGGAAATTATTGGGAAGAACTCAAAGAGGGTTATATAAAAGAAAACCCAGGTAATTACATGGGAGATAAAAATAGTTTGAAAACACCACCAAAAGATTTTATATTGCCAAAACCAACGGAATAAAAAATGATTAAACAAGACGCACTACAAAAAATAGAATCACATGAAAAGCTATGCAGAATCATGCAAAAACAAACTCACGATAAAATCCTTAAATTAGAAAAACAAATTAATAGAGTAGAGAGTATTCTTTTAGTATCTGTTGGAACTTTAATTGCAGGTATGGCTAGTATGATTTTTATGCTAGTCTCAGGATAATAAAAAATAACGATGATTGATAATATAATATTAAAATTTTGTGATCTAATAGATCAATTCCATGATTGGATTAATAATCTATTTGCACCGCGTTGTAAGTGTGGCAAAAATAAATCTAAACCTACATCTAGCAAGGAGTGGGTCAAAGGTTATAATAAGCAAAAAAAAATAAATGAAAAAGAAAACTTGGGTTAAGCCAAAAAATCAAATTGTATTTTGTGGTTGTTGTGAGGTATGTAATAAACAATTATATTCTGATACGGGTGGTTGGATTATTAATGCTGAGAAAAAAAGTTTTTGCCACAATGGAGTAGACGAGTTGTGCTTTGATACTTATCTTAATCGTTAAGTAAAGTTTCAAAGTCTTTCCAAATCGTTTCATTCTCTTTCCAAAATCTTCGCTTATCCCGTTTCATATGAACTGAATTTAATACTGTCGTATGATCTTGACCAAAGCGATGACCAATCATGGGTAGGCTCATGTTATATTTTTCTCTTAAAATATTATAAATGATACTTCTTGCTCGAACCAAATGTCCCTTACGACATTTTCCTAAGACTTGATCTTTGGGAACCTCCAAACGAATACAAACTTTATTAATAAGACTATCAATCATTACTTTGGGTGCTTTATTGGAAAACGTTTCTTTCTTTTTTATAATTTGATTGGATTTAATATAATGAATAGTTTTCTTGGTGTGTTTCTTGGCTAACTTATAACCATTTCTAAAAGCATTTTTATAAATACTTTTTTCAACGTGAGATAAATCACGATAATGTCCAGCTCTGAGAGCCACCCTTAATTCCGAAATAATTTCTATTGAAGTCAAAACTTCCCTATGCCTTTCTTTGTTTTTTTTCCAATTTGTATATTGATTGGCTAGTTAGCCATCAATAATTCTTTTGTCTGCTCAACTTTTCTCATCAATCTCATACTTTGTTGATGATACTTAGCTGCTTGAATCTTACTGTCAAGAAACTTCTGATGTTTCTTTTCCTGAAGATCCCTGTACTTTTGCAGACGCATCTTTATCTTCATCGTTCTCCTTTTTCACTTTTAAAAAGTTGTATTTAATACTATCAACTTTTATTTCTACAAATTTCCCTTTAACACTAGGATCTGCAGCCTTATTGACATCATTAAAGAGTTCTACTTCTGTAAAACTAGCTTCACCATGTCTTAATCTTCTATATATAGTCATATCTTATCCTTTTTAGCAACCTCTTTTTTGTGTACCTCTTTTGTCATTTTGTTATATATACTTAAATCTATATAATTATCTG